CACCGTTGAGCACCACTGCGGGGGTTCCAGTAAACGCGGCGGTCGTCGCGCAGTTCTGGAATCGACCACCGGTAATCACGCACTCGCCCACGGTAAGGTCAACCTTGCCCGCACCCGAAGAGGTGTAGGTTCCGGTAGCGGCGTTGAACGTGCCATTGACCAGCGTCGCAGAGTTGAACTGCGGCCCACCGGGGCCAGCGGAACCCGTCATCTGGGCATAACCACCCGGAGGAAGAACAACAAACTGCTTGAGGCTGGAACCATACCGGCCACGGCTTTGCGGATTCACCGGGTACACGCCGGCAATCGTGATCGTGTCGCCGACCACAGCTTGAGCAGCCGTGTTCGTCAGGCCCTGGATCGTCAGCACACCCGATTGCGCCCAGCCCGAGGTCAGGATGGCAGAACCACCCGTCCCTGCGGTAACGCCAGCCAGAACCGGAGTACCCGTCAGGGTGCCCGTGCTGTAGTTGGCGATGTTGGGATCTTCAAACCAGTCGGCCCCAGCGGTCTTCATCGCGACCATGCCAGTCTCGTAGGCGTCGCCAATCTGCACTTGCGGATTGAACAGGCCCTTAAGATTGTCGGCCATCGAGGAAGTCGCCAGAGGATGCAGCACGGCGGTCGGCATCATCCCCTTGGGCATGCCCTCGGAGATAAGGATTGCGCGAGCGTCCGAGAACGACTTGTAGGCGGTCGGGGTAGAACCCGGCGTGCCCAGGCGGTTCGCGGTGTTCTGATACGCGAAATACGCACCATCCGAGTCCACGCGGTTGCCAACAGCGATACACGCCGGGCGGATAAACCGCTCTTCAAACTCATCAATATCCAGAAGCATATTGATGGTGTTGAATTGAACATCAACGTGGAATTGGTACAGAATCGGCACAGGCACATAGTTCTCAGTGCTGGGCTCGACATTGAGCGCAGCGCCGAACGTACCGAGATACCGGGGCGGCAGGCGAACGTTACAAGTGGCGCCAATCTTTCGACCCTTCTGGCCGAACTCTTTATCGTATTGGCGGTTGAATTTGTCCGTCAGAATGCAGGTATTCGACAGGACGGGCAGAGCACGGTTAGTGATCTGCGAAATCGTCAGAAGCTGGTTACTAATTTCCTCTTCCCCTTCAGAGACTTACAGCACTCTGAGCATATTGAATGTGGCCGTGTTCAATTAACGAAATCAGCGGCCGGCTTACTCCGAATTGGTCAGCTATCTTTTGCTGAGTCAACCCAGAGCGACGAAGATCACGAATGCGCGCAGCATCCTGCGCAGTAAGCTTTTGCCAAGGCTGGCCGTCCCTCCACGCATGACGCCTCTTGCTCACCATGTCATCGGTGTTCTCTTTCGGAGATCCGAGGAATAGGTGCTCAACATTCACGCATGACGGGTTGTCGCAGCGATGCAAAACAAGCATCTCGGGATCGAGGTCGCCTCGTTCAATCACCCAGGCGATACGATGTGCCGTAGTTTTTCTCGACCCCTTTGAAGCTACGCGCAAAACTCCGTAGCCCGTGGTCGTCTTGTAACCAGTCCAGGGAATGCAACCGCTGGCGGTGGCTGCCCCACACTTCGACTTGAACCGACGAAGCAGGGTGTCGTTAAATTCGGTCTTTTTCAGACCAAATTGTGACAAACAACCAAAGCGCACAACGCACTCCCATTGGAGTTACTTTCCGCGTGTGCCAGTGCCGCAGGGCTCTTTCAGTGCCTCTTGCGTAGGCCGAGATTCACCTTGTTGCGCTTTTGCCAGTCTACGATTGTCTCCCGGATGTTCATATCCTTCGGATCAATCTCAACCGACGCGGTCCCATTGGTGCTTAACGGCTTAATCACCGGCGCGCTACTGCGGGCCTTGCTCGGGGTTAATCCCGTAGTGCTCAGTGCCTCAATGGCTTGACCGTTCGTCTTGCTCGGCGTTGCGCCGTCTTTCGCGTCGTTAGACCCGAATGGCGTAAGGGTACTCTCAATCTTCCCTAATTTGACCAGTTGCTGATCTTCCGGCAGCTTACTAAGTGACAGTAGGAGATCCGGATTCTTGGCAAAGTGGTAGCCAAGCTCGGCAAACAGGTCCGACCCCTGCATGTAGCGGGCAATGCGCGGCGGCACTTCCAGATCGGCGGCCTCAGTAACCTCTACAAAGTCCGGCACAAGCTCGATAGCCTTGGCAATCCTCTGTTGAGCAGCCTGAACCATCTCGTTATAGGCCCGCTCGGCGTCTTTTTTGGCCTGTTCCTCGGCCTGGCGGCGGATTCCCTCCTGCACGCCCCATTGAATAGCCGCGTCCAAGTATTCCGATTCGGTGGCGAAGTTCTCGCGCTTGGGCTTTGTGTCGGCGGGCTGTTCCTTGGGCTGATTGCCCTTGAGGGCCTGCAATTCGCGCTCAAGGGCCTGAACCCGTTGTTCCGCCAGCTTCTTCTCGCTGTACTGTGAGGCGGCGAACTCTTCGGCCTCTTTCAGTTCCCGATGCTTCTTGCCGATGGCCTTGAGCATCGTCTTGGATAGATCGCGCTTCTGACGGGGGGTTAACCCATCCTCGCCCTCTACATCGTCGGGATCGACCTCGAGCTCAACCTTTGCCTCAACCTTGGGCTCCGCGTCCGGCTTGACCTCTACATCGGGCTTGGGATCTTCCTTCGGAAGCTCTAGGTTCTGGGAGTCGGCAAGGACTTGCTCGATATTGCTGGAATCAATCGTGACTACTGCCATTCTTAGGCTCCGGGAGTTGTGGGTGCTGCGGCGTTGTTCGGGGTTTGCTGCATCGCTTGCATCGCATCGGCCATGATCTGCTTTTCAAACATCTGGACTTCGTGGCCTCTGTCGGCGTTGGCGTCGATGATCTTTCCTGCTGCCCGGATTTCCTCGATGGCAACGTCCGTGCCGGCGCGGGTTTCCGTGTCGTGCGCCTTGACCACAGCGGCCATGTGCGCTTTGGATAGACCCAGCTTGAGATCCTGCTGAACCTGTTGCAATTGCTGTTTGAGTTGCTGGTTCTCGCTGGCAAGGGATTGGACGATGGACTTAGCCCTCTCGGACAGACCTTCCATGATCTTTTCCAAGCCCTCGGGATTCGCGGCCATGACCCGATCCGCAAGCTCCTGCATGTACGGATGGTCAATCGACCGGAACACAAGATCCGCCCCCGTCTTCGCCACAAGCTCGGCAAGGGCAGGCGTTTTCATCATTTCCAAGAGGTTCTCAGCCCCCTCTTCGCGCTTGGTCTCGTACCCCGGCCCGGTATCCATCACAACGTCATAACGACCCACAGACAGGTCATTCTTGAGCTTGGTAATGCCGCCGTCCGTGGTCTTTTCGTTCAACTTGACCATTGTCGGGGTTGAATCCTCCCCGATAATCCGTTGCATCCGCTCTTCGGTGTACACATGGGGGATGTATTCGACCATCACCCGCCAACACTGAGCAATGGCAAGTGTCTGGTTGTCGTAGTACTGGAAATGGGACTGGTCCGACATGAATTGCCGGCGCTTGAGGGCTCGACCGGAGACAACAACCCCTTGCGGATCTTGGCCCGGCTCGTTGGGCATCCCCGCAATGGCAAGAAGATTCGACCGCATCCCCTGCACAAACTCGGCAAATCCGGCCTCAATCTGCGCCGGCGGCTGTCTTTGGGGCGCCGGCAGGAGAACATCACCCTGCGCGGTTGGCACAACCACGGGCTTGTAGACCAGTTTGTTGTACGGGACTCGGTTAGCGTCATCCCACTCAGGATGGCCGTCAAACTGACCCTCAGCACCAACCCACGGGGCTTTAGGGGCTAGTCCGAGGCGTTTGATCTTGGCAACTTCCCCGTAATTGACCATCCGCGCGGGGTCCATCATGGACTGAACCATGCCCCGGCGCCTTACCTTGCCGTCAATGTCCGTGACATTGCCCTCAACCCGGAAAACGGGGATGAAACTGCCCGGAAGCTGCTGCCGGTCAATGACGGTCGTGCCGTTCAAACGGAACCACTCAACCTGGCGCTTGGTCGATTCCCGGTCCCCGTCAATCCTCAGTCCCCTTTCGGCAAGGAATGGGGCGAGTCTGTCCATCGTCATCACCCGGCCCGTATCGGGATCGCGGGGAAGTTCGGATTTGTACTTGGTGAACTCTTCGCCACCCTGACCGCGAATCAAGTACAGGCGCTCTTCCTTGTCCCGGATGCGGAAATACTCGGCTAGGCGGATTTCTTCCTCATCCTCCCAATCCATCCGGGCTTCATCGCGCGAAACCTCGTTCCATGCGGCATTCTTGGCGTTCGGATATCGTCTCTTGTACTCCTGCCGCTTCATCTTCTCGGACAGGACGCACCAGTTGGCATCAGCACCAGAAGGCATGATCGCGCCAGGGTCCATGCTCACGGTGAAAAGGTTGCGGATCGGCAGGATTCGCAGGTCTTTGTAGAAGGATGACGGGTCGATGTACTCAATGATGAGGCGGAAGAAGCCCCATCCTGCGGTCAGCGCTTGGCTCGCGGCCAAGTCATAGGCCACCCCAGCCTCGGAGCGGGTTTCCACATGCCGGCCAATGCCGTTGATAACCTCGGCAATCTCAATCGTCGCCCCATCCCCTACCGGATGGCACTTGCCCCTCGGCCTTTGTTGCCGGATATTGTTCTCAACCCGGCGCACAAGAGAATCGGTCAGGTTGATGGTTAGCTCGGGCGAATCCTCAGATGCGGTTGTCTGTACCGCATGGTCCCATTGATCCCCCTCGCGGAACAGGAGGGCTTCCTTAGCCTCTCGACGGTTCTGCGCCTCGGCATCGGCGCAAATCTTTAGGCGGTCTTTCGCCTCATCCCATATC